TTAATAGGTTGAGTGCTGCCATCATCAGATGTAAAGTGACCGCATGTAATTTGATGTAATCTCATTAATTGAGTCAATGCATTAACAGTCGTAACTTTTTTACCATTTAAAATAGCTAGTGCTTCTTTTTTCATTTGCTCATACAATTTATATTGATCAGGGCTTAAATTAATTTGACGTTTCATATAAATTTTATCAGGAAGATCTAAACAATCTTCTTTTAAAACCCTATATGAAAAAGGTTTAAGTTTTTCAGATAACTCCCCTAAATTTCTAAAGCCAGATACCAATTGAATTTTTCGACCTGCAATATTAGCAGTTTTCATAACGGCATATCTCATTCTAAATGAATAATAAGATTCATGATTTAAATGAAAAGGATCTAAAAAATAACATTGACTAAATAAATCTAACGGATTTTTAGTTACAGGAGAACCTGTCATTATTCTTCTATATTTAGCTCTTTCTGATAGTTTAATAATACTTTTAGTTCTTTTAGCTTTAGGATTTTTAATAGTAGTAGATTCATCAATGGCCATTAAAGTTTCATGACAAGATAAAAATTTAGCTGCAAAATCTACACCCTTAGTTGTACTAAAAGCCTCTACATTCATAATAAGAATATGTAATGATTCTTCTACTTCAAATAAACTTTCTAGTTTTTCTAATTGTTTTTTATTAATATTTGACTGCCATAAAATAGTCACATTTTCTATATGGTCAGGAAGATGAGTAGGTATTTCTTGATTATACCAAGTTCCTACAACCCCTTTAGGTGCTACAATAAGAACACCGTTTATTTTTCCTTTATCATAAAGCATAGCTGCATTATCAATCAGGACTTTAGTCTTACCTGTACCCATTTCCATAAAATAAGCATAGGTTTCCCTATTCCATGATTTTTCTAACGCAGTTAATTGATGCGCGTATGGTTTTGTTTTAAATTTATACTTCATTTTTACTTTCTAGTTGACAATATAGTATTTAAGACCTATATTGTCAAGCATGAAAGAAAATAATTTACCTGTAGTACATGTAATACAAGAAATACCTGGCACTAAAGAAGGCAAACCTAAAATAAACATTATAGGGGCAGCTGAATTTGGTTCATTTAAATTTTTATTACCTGAACTATCTCAAATAATTTTTTCTCCTGGTCCTTTAATTTTTAAATTAAGAAAAGCTTTAAAGGATTTTAAAAAAGAAGATTATTTATTATTAACAGGGGATCCGGCAATTATTGGAGTTGCATGTTCTATTGTATCGGACATGACTGGTGGAAATTATAAACTTTTAAAATGGGATAGACAAGAAAGAAAATATTATCCTATTGAAATTAACTTATACGAGAAAGGAAAAATAGATGATTGATTTTGAAAAAGACCAACAGGAGGTCATTAAAAAAACTGACAACATACAGTCTCTAGCTGACCAAGTTGAGAGATTAGAAGATCTTCAAAGAGATATAGAACTTCGAGAAGAAAATTTAAAAAAATTAAAGAAAAAACAAGAACATTTATCCGGAGAAATTATTCCAACCATGATGGCAGAAATGGGTTTATCTCATTTAAAGCTAATGGATGGATCTTCTGTGGATGTTAAGCCGCATTACAGTGCTAACATAACTGTAGCAAATAAAGAGGCGGCTTTTAACTGGCTTCGTAATAATGGATTAGGTGATATTATAAAGAATGAAATTTCTGTATCATTTGGTCGTAACGAAGATACAAGGGCTGCAGATTATGCTGACCTTGCGAAGAGTCATGGGTTTCAACCGACACAAAAGTTGAAGGTGGAGCCTATGACTCTGAAAGCGTTAGTCCGTGAACGTATTGAGGCGGGTAAAGAAATGCCAACGGAAATTTTCAATGTATTCATTGGAAATAAAACAACAATAAAAAGGAAACAATAACTATGAACCAAGTAGCAACGAAAAAAGAAGGAGCATTAGCTACAAATATTTTGGAAGCTGATGCTAATAAAGGTGCTCAAAACATATCGCAGGAAGATCTTGCGTTACCTTTCTTAAAAGTTTTGGGACAACTATCTCCCGAGGTAAATAAATCTCACGGGAAATATGTTAAGGGCGCAGAACCTGGCAAGATAATTAATACAGTTTCTAATGAACTGTATGATTCAATCGATGTACTGCCCGTCTTTTACAAAAGACAATACATAGAGTGGCAGGATCGTGGAACTAGCACTGGTGCGCCAGTTGCGATTCACGAGGCAGACAGTGATATCGTGAGTACAACTACTCGTGATAAATCTTTCAAAGATAGATTACCTAATGGTAACTATTTAGAAAACACTGCCAATCACTTTGTGATACTCTTAGGTAAGAGTCCAACAACAGCTTTGATTTCTATGAAAGCTACTCAATTAAAAGTGAGTAGAAAATGGAACTCAATGATGATGGGCATAAAAATGCAGGGTAAAAACGGATTATTTACACCGCCAACTTACAGCCACATTTATAATCTAAAAACTGTTCAAATGTCTAACGACAAAGGAACATGGTTTGGATGGGATGTATCTAAAGTTGGTCCTGTATCTGACAAATCAATCTATGATATCGCTAAAACTTTTGCTGACCGAGTAGGTAAAGGCGAAGTGCAAGCGAAGCATGGCTCAGAGGAAACAAGTAGTACACCATACTAACCGAATCCTAGGTAGTGGGCGAGGAAGCGAGAGTGGATACGCCCACTTTGAAAAATTATGTCAGTTGCAAATTTTAAAGATATATTTAAAGGATTAGATCGTGCACGAGGTGTCACTTATGTTGACAAAAAAGGTGAAGACGGTCAAAAGATAAAAGGTAAGTCATTTGTAACAAGAGAAAAAGTTACCGATGATCTATGGAATAAACATCTTCAAGGAATTGAACCGAGTCTAGGTATAATTCCAATCAATGATGACAATAAATGTGTATGGGGATGTATAGATATAGATTCTTATGCAGGATTTGATCATAAAAAATTAATTAACAAAATTAAAAGTTTAAAATTACCATTAATAGTATTTCGATCTAAATCTGGAGGTGCTCATGTATTTTGTTTTACAACAGTTCACGTTGAAGCAAAATTAATGAGAGATAAACTTTTGTCGGTAAGTGCTATTTTAGGATATGGCGGTTCCGAGGTATTTCCAAAACAAATAGAATTAAAATCGCAAGATGACACAGGAAATTTTTTAAATTTACCCTACTTTAATGGGGATGATACAACAAGATATGCCTTTCTGGAGAATGGAGAAGCAGCGGCTCTGTCTGGCTTTTACAGTTTATATCAAAGAAATAGATTAACACCCGAAGAACTAGAAAAATTAGAAATTAAAAGACCTGAATCAGAATTTAATGACGGGCCCCCATGTTTAGAATCTATAACTCAAACAGAAATTAAAGATGGTAGAGATAGAATACTTTATCAATACATTCAATATGCAAAAAGAAAATGGCCAGAAAATTGGCAAGCGAAGATTAATGCATTTAATTATAAATATTTTGACAAACATTCTGAAGGACCATTAGAGGATAAGATTGTTCAAGGAAAAATAAAATTTAATGATGGTAAAGATTTAGGTTTTAAATGTAATGAAGAACCAATGTGTAATCACTGTGATAAAAATTTATGCAGAACTAGAAAATTTGGGATAGGTGGTGAAGCGGTATTTCCATCACTTACTGATTTACAAAAAATTTTATTAGATGAACCATATTATTGGGTTAACGTAGATGGGGATAGGGTTAAGTTAGACAATATAGACTATTTAATGGAACAAAGATTATTTAGAAGAACGGTAGCAAAACAAATAAATAAAAAACCACCGAGAATTACAGTTAAAGAATTTGAAAAATATACTGATATGCTTTTACAAGGAATTGAAGAAGTAGAAGCACCGGTTGGATCATCTAAGATAGATCAATTAAGTAATCATTTAGAAGACTACTGTATTCAAAGATCAATTGGATCAGTTACTAAAAAAGATATTTTAAATGGAGCTGTTTATTCTGAAGATGGTAAACATATATTTACTTTTCATAGATTCTTTCATGGACATTTAACTAAGAAAAAATGGAAAGAAGATTACCAAGTTACACAACAAATGTTAAAAGAACATTGTGGATGTGACGAAGGAAGAATGACTATTGGTAAAAAGAAACCATCCATTATGAAAGTAGATATATTTGATAAAGTTGAAGATCAATTTACTCAAAAGAAATTAAAAGAGGAAGCACCTTTTTAATGAAAACAATTGTATTAGGACCACCAGGCACAGGAAAAACATATACTTTATTAAACAAGGTTCAGGAATATTTAAAAGATACAGATCCAGATAAGATAGGATATTTTGCATTTACTAAGAAAGCTGCTAACGAAGCTAAAGGTAGAGCAATGGATAAATTTAATTATACAGAAGATGATCTTCCATACTTTAGAACACTACATTCATTAGCATTTAGAAAACTTGGTTACAATAAAGACCAGGTAATGCAGAAAAGACATTATGAAGATCTGGGTAAAAAATTAAATATATTTTTAGATTACAATGAATATGATGAAGAGGAGACTGGTATTTTTACAACTAAAAGTGATTATTTAAGACTTATTCATTTAGCTAAACTTCGAAATATAACATTAGAACAACAGTTAAAAATGGGAGAGCATAACACTGAAGTAGAATATAAAACTCTTGTTCACTTAGCTAATGAATTAGAAAGATATAAAAAAGAAAATGTTCTTAAAGATTATAATGACATGATAACAGAATTTATTAAATCAGATAAATGTCCAAAGTTTGATGTTGTGTTTATAGATGAAGCACAAGACTTATCGTTAATGCAGTGGGATATGGCTAAAACTATTTGGAATAACACAGAAGATTCTTTTATTGCAGGTGATGATGACCAGGCTATATTTAGATGGGCCGGTGCTGATGTAGATTCTTTTATTGCACAAACAGGAAAACTTTTAAATCTTACACAGTCTCGTAGAATTCCAAGAGCTATTCATGACTTTGCTTTAGGTATTATTAAAAGAGTTTCTAATAGAAGATATAAAGAATGGGCTCCAAGAGATTATGAAGGAGCTTTAAAATTTCATGATGATATAAAAGATTTAGATATGTCTTCAGGTGAATGGTATGTGTTATCTCGAACACGTCATATGTTAGATAGTATAGAAGATGAAATGAGAGAACGGGGTTGGTACTTTGAAAATAGATTTAAAATAATGCCTGAAAAAGATGCAGCTGAAGCTGCAGCAGATTGGGAGTTAGCAAGAAAAGGAACTCCATTAAACTATAAACAAGTAGAAAAAATATATAGTTATATGACTCCTCAACATGCAACTAAATCAAAACTTAAAGGAATGGCTAAAGAAAGTTATTATAATTTATCTCAATTAAAAGACTATGGATTAAAAACTGATACAGTTTGGTATGAAGCATTTAATGATCTAAACTTTAGAAGAAAAAATTATATTAGAAGCATGCGTAGAAATGGTGAAAACTTAAAAGGAAATCCAAGAATTCATTTATCTACCATACACAGTGTAAAAGGTGGGGAAAGACCTAATGTAGTTTTATTAACTGATCTTACTAACAATACAAATAAATCATACAGAAAAAATCCCGATGATGAAACAAGATTATTTTATGTAGGTGCAACACGAACAAAAGAAAACTTACATATAATAAGACCTAAAGATTATGAGAAGGCTTACCCAATGGAAAATGTATGACCCATCCTTATGCTGAAAGTAGAAAACGAGCTAGAAAAAAATGGAGACAAAGTGTTAAGGGTAAAGCATGGGATAAAGCATATCTTCAACGACCAGAAGTTAAAAAAAGAAGACATGAATACTATATTAAAAAATTAATTAAGGAAGCTAAGGATGAGCGACATATATAAAAAGCAGGTAGGTGGAAATCATTATCGAAATATGGCCATTCAGCCTTCAGAATTTATTAACAAAAATAATATTCCATTTGCAGAAGGCAACGCTATAAAATATTTATGTCGTCACAAACAGAAAAATCAGAAAGAAGATTTATTAAAAGCAAAACATTATATTGACATGGCGATTGATAGAGACTATCCTGAGCCTGTGAAAGAGATAAAAAAAGAAAAAAAGAATTCTTGGGGTATTGTTAAATGATACAGTTTCCATTGTTTAAAGCCCAAACTGAATGGTTACCACCAGAAAATTTTCCAGACTTATCCAAGTATGATGAGATTGCAATTGACTTAGAAACAAAAGATCCAGACCTTGTTAAGATGGGGTCCGGTTCTGTGGCCGGTAGAGGAGACGTTACTGGTATTGCTGTTGCTGTTAAAGGATGGTCAGCTTATTATCCAATTGCTCACGAAGGTGGTGGTAATATGGATAGGAAAAAAGTTTTAAAATGGTTTCAAGGTGTTCTTAACACAGACTCTATTAAAATATTTCATAATGCAATGTACGATGTATGTTGGATTAGAGCTCTTGGACTTAAAATAAATGGTAAGATAATTGATACTATGATTGCTGCAGCGATTGTTGATGAAAATCAAATGCGATATGATTTAAACAGCTGTAGTAGAAGATATATAGGTTATGGTAAAGATGAATCTGCTTTGTACCAAGCTGCCAAAGACTGGGGAGTAGATGCTAAAGCTGAAATGTATAAACTACCGGCTATGTATGTTGGAGCATATGCAGAAAAAGATGCTGAATTAACTTATGAACTTTGGCAAGAATTAAAAAAAGAAATTTTACACCAAGACTTAACTTCTATTTTTGAACTTGAGACAGAATTATTTCCTTGCTTAGTCGATATGCGATTTTTAGGAGTGCGTGTAGACGTAGAGCAAGCTCACAAATTAAAAGAAGAGTTAAGTAAAGAAGAAAAAGAATGCCTAAAAATAGTAAAAAAAGAAACCCAAGTAGATGTTCAAATATGGGCAGCGAGATCCATCGCTCAAGTTTTTCAAAAACTTCGCCTACCATTTGACCGCACCGAAAAAACAGATTCTCCATCATTTACCAAAAATTTTTTACAGAATCACCCCCACCCACTGGTGAAACGAATAGCCCGAGCTCGTGAAATTAATAAAGCCCATACCACATTTATAGATACCATAATAAAACATAATCATAAAGGACGAATTCATGCTGAAATAAACCAGCTAAGATCAGATAATGGTGGAACAGTAACTGGAAGATTCAGTTATTCCAATCCAAATTTACA